CATTATTACATGGTAGAAGAAAGTAGAACTACCGTTTTATTTTTAGGTGAGTTTGAACATTCAATACAAGTCACTCAACATATGATGCAATACCCATGTAGCTATGAGCAAATAACAGAAAAAGAATATAACGAAGTATATAACACAATTAAAAAACAAATTTATGAATAACTCTAATCAAATAGAACTAAACAATAACCTTGAATACTGGTATGGCTATATAGATGCTAACTTAGTTAACTACAATAGAATTAATATAAGTAATGTAAGTTTAGATAATACAACAATGGAAATGTTTATTACAGATACTGAAACTCAATTTTGTTTTGACTTCTACAAAAAAGGTCAGGTAGTTGGTAAGCATAAAATCTTCATTGGAAATAATCAATTAGAGTTTGATTGGAATTTACAGTTCAGTCAGGAACTAATTAAAATGTTTAAAAGCATAGATATTAAAAACCAAGTTATATTGTAACGTAAAATAATAAAAGCAGTATGGAAAAAGAAATAGAAAAAGCAATTAGAGAAACATTGGTTATTAGTAATCCGCAAAGCATTAACATAGCAGTAAAGAAAATATTGCTTTTATTTAGTGTTAGCTGTCAGTGCGATGCTTGTAAACAAGATAGGATTGATAGCAATTACAGAAAGTATATTGAACTAAATAAAAATGTAATAGGGCATGATTAGCATTGCAGCTAACGGCTGACGGTTGGCGTTCGTTGCCGACCATTAAAATTAGTACAAACTTTAATAAATGAGATAAATTATGAACCACAACAAAAGTATCAACGAAGAAAAAGGCAATGACGCTAACCGTTTGTTAGCAACTGCCCTTACTGAAAGACAAATTATCGAAGCACTTTGGCAATTACTCGATAATATAGATACGCTTTCAGATATTTGTAAACCAACAGTAAATGACCCAAAAGCAGCAATGGCATTTTATAATAATGCTATGAGATATGCAGGAGAGCGATTTAAGTATATGCAATCTGATGGCTACAAAATATTTACAAATGAAGAATTTGCTAAATTGCCAAAAAGTGAGGATTCTGAAAGTCATCCTATCAACGATGTTTTTTAGGGTTGTTGCTAACTTACTTCTTTGCGCTACTTTATAGCGACTTATTTAAAATTAAATTAAAAACAAATGAAAATACCAGAAACAATTAAAACAAAAATGAATGAGTATTATACTCATGGAGACCACACAAAGCTAAAGCGTTATGGAATTACAAAGAAAAAGTATTTCAGCTTAGTTACAATAGGAAAGGCTTTTAAAGAAGGAGAATGTAAAGATGAACTGTTAGATGTAATAGACGAATTTTATAACTTAAAAATTAAAAAGTATGGAAAATAAATTTTATATAGAAGGCTTAACAAAAAGAAGTTTGTATGCCTTAAATGATATTCATCAGAAAGAAAGTGAACTTTATGATACTGCTGAAAAATTAGCAGAATTAAAAAGATTAGAACTTTATGACCAAAATTTGACAGAAAAATACTATCTACTTCAAAATCAGATAGAAACAATTACAGATAATTTTTTAAATTATAATTCAGTTAAAAATTAATTATTAAATTTGTAACCATGAAAACACAAGAACAAGCAATCCTAGATGCCTTATTAGGTGGGCAGGTTATTACAGGCTCAAATGCCTATCAAATAACTAAAAAAGAATGTGCCTGTGGCACTCTTAACCTTCACAAAGTATTAGCAAAAATTAGAAAGAAAGGTTACACTATTAATGAGCAATGGTGCATCAATTCTAAATCTAATACACGTTTTAAAGAATTTACAATAACCAATAAAAAACAAAAGAAAAATGGAAACTAAAAACAACTCAGGCGCAATCTTTAAAAACAACAAGACAAAAGAAACGCAACCCGATTATCGTGGTAAGGTAAAAGTAAACAATGTAGAAATGGAAATATCTTTATGGTTTAAAGAAAGTCAAAGCGGCAAAAAGTATTTTAGCGCATCATTCCAAGAACCATTTAAAAAAGAGAATGAGACAAAGACTTACTCAAACGAAACAAAGTACACACCTAAAATAGAAGATGATGGGCTACCATTTTAGTCTATTCAATACAAAAAAGTAAAAATAAAAAGAATTAAATCAATCTATTATGAAAACACAAGAACAAAAATCACTATTCAAAAGTTTAGCAGCATTCCAACAAGAGGTGCCAGTTATCCACAAAGAAACAAAAGGTTATGGATATTCTTACGCAGACCTTCCAACTATCTTTGATAAAATCAATCCTTTATTAGCAAAACATAATTTAGGGTTTACTCAACCAATTATGGGCAATTGTGTAAAGACAATTATCTTCCATACAGAAACAGGGGAAACAATTGAATCACTTACTGAAATTCCGCAAGGAGTTCAATTAAAAGGTATGAATGATTTTCAGGTTTTAGGTAGTGCAATTACTTATATTCGCAGATACGCTTTAAGTTCAATTTTAGGTTTAGTAACGGACAAAGATACTGATGCAGCAGGAGAGCAAACAAAGCCAAGTAAACCTATTTTAAAAGCCGATACAGAACACTTTGGCAAAGCTGTTGAGTATTTAATGAAAGGTGGCTCAATAGATGCTATAAAGGCAAAATACGAGGTTAGTCAGGAAGTAGAAACTAAACTAATCAAATCAATCTAATGGAAAGCACAATTGAAATATATTCACCTGAATGGTTTATTAACCGACAAGGTAATTTCACCGGAAGCGAAATTTGGAAGTTAATGACTGAAGCACGTTCTAAAAAGGACGTGCTATCTAAAACAGCAGAAACTTATATTCTCGAAAAAGTTTGGGAAAAGTTAAGCGGTGAGGTTAAACAAGGGATTAATAACATGGCAACGGAATTTGGTAATGATAACGAGCCTATTGCTAAGAAATTCTACACATCCGTAACAGGAAATGAAATAGTAGAAAGTAAATTGCTTTACTCAAATGAAATACAAGGCTTAACGGGCAGTCCTGATGGCTTAGTAGGTGAAGATGGCTTAATTGAAATAAAGTGTCCTTACAATGGCGCAAATCATTTAAAACATTGCTTTATTACCAACGATGAAACATTTTTAAGTGAACAGCCTGAATACTATTACCAAATGCAATGCTATCTGTTATTAAGCGGTCGCAAGTGGTGTGATTTTATTTCTTTCGATCCTCGTATTATTTCTGACTTAGGATTGTTTATTTATAGAGTAAATGCCAATGAAGAAATAATTGAAAAGATGACTGAGAAAGTAAAGTTAGCAAGGGAACTATTTAATAAATATTTTGAATCTTTTAATGGAAAGAAAGGTTAAAAATAAAAAGTGTAAGGAGTGCGGTGGTAACTTCACTCCTTTTAAAACCACTCAAGTAGTTTGTGGTGCTAAATGTGCAGCTAAATTAGCAGAAACAAAGGTATGGAAGGAAAAGAAAAAGGTAATGATTGAAAACACCCGTACTCGAACAGAATGGCTTAGTTTACTTCAAATAGTCTTTAACAAGTATATTCGATTAAGAGATGCAGATAAACCATGTATTTCATGTGAAAGACCATTAACAAGTAAATTTGATGCTGGTCATTTTCTTAGTGTTGGCAGTTACCCAAACTTAAGGTTTAATGAAGATAACGTACATGGGCAATGTGTTTACTGCAATCAACATCAGCATGGCAATCAAATTGAATACGGGTTAAGATTACCTTTAAGAATAGGTAATGATGCTTACAATAGATTAATGAATAAAAGAGGTGATGCGCTTAAACTAACATTAGATGAAATCAAAGAATTAATTAAAATTTACAAATCAAAAATCAAAGAACATGGAAAAAGCATTAACAACTGAACAAGCAAAAGTAGAATTTGAATCACATCTTCTAATTGGTTTATTCAAATCAACAGTTGAGCAATCAACACAATTAACTGGTAAATTCAAACATAAAATGAAAGCTGATTTTAATCTATGGCAAAAACAAGGCTTCAAAATAGTTGAAGAACTTGAAAAAAGAAACATAACAGACGTTGAGTATTTAGATAAAATTGGAGATATTTATCATACTATGAACTCAAATATGCGTGAAGAATTTTATAAAGGTTTGGAAAGTTAAATAATTTTTGTATATTTGCACTATCGGAGTAACGACCGATTTTAAAAATAGAGTAACATTAAAACATTTAGACCTCTAAGTGTTAGGGCAAAGAGTTACTCCTTTGCGGTTTCGTGAACCAACCTAACATTTAGGGGTTTTTTAATTTACAAAACAATGAAACAATCAAAATTATTTGAAGACAAAATTGAACTAATACAATTAGATAGTGTAATTGGTTCAGGTTATGAAACAAAAGTTGCTGAACTTGCATTAATTGATAAAATAGCATATAGAGCAGCGAGAAGAAATATGCAAAAACATTCAGCAATAATTTTAAAAATAAATGATGAATTTGCAGGATTTTTTACTTATGAAGTAAATCATATTGTAGGTGAATTTTGTTTATTACAATCTGCTATGTATCCAGATAAAAAAAATAAATCAATATATAGTATGATGGTTCAAAAAATTATAGACCAAAATACATATGGTTATCATATGGTAATGACTGTATCAAATAAACATGATTTAGAAAATCCAAAAGTTTTTTTAGCATTAGGATTTAAAGTTAATTTAACTAAAAGTGATTTTACTTATATTTATTATGGTAATGAAGAGCAAGTTAGGGTTAAAAGATTATGTCATATGGCTATGACTAATTTATGGAATTCAACAAGTGGAGAATGGTTAAAAATTAAAAGAGAATGGAATAATAAATTAGAAGAGTGTGGAATTAAGTATAATATACCAAATCCAAAATTTGCAAGTCGAGAAGGTTGTTGGCAAGGTAAAGCAGGTATGTCAAATGTAGTTTTATCAAAACAAAAAGTAAAAGATAACGAAATTATAACAGATAAATCAAAAGATTTAAATGGAAATGCAAGTGTTTTAGACCCTGCAGCTTGTGAAATAATAGTTAGAATGTTTATG